AGATAAAAGTCGTCGGTTAAGTCCTGATATGTGTCATAAATAGTCTTTATGTTCCAGTTGTTTTTTGTGGACGGTGGCAAGACGAGCATTGAGCCTGTTGGTTGACTATAAAGAATGGATGCGTATGGCTTTACTTCTTTACTTTCGTATCCGTGAACAGTATCCACGATTGTATTAGAGAATGGAAAGTCGTGGGGATCGTCGCCAAATGCCCGACGTGTTGTTTTTACTTCTAGTACTTTAGGCAGTTTTTCTAAGATGATGTCTTTTTCACCTAATGTGAATCGCATACGATCTGCTTTGTTTTGTGCAAGTTCAAGTTCTGGCACTTTGCAGGGGATTCCTTGTTCGCTGAGAAACTTGGCAACTATGTTGTTGTATTTGTGGCCTTCTGTGAATGCCTTTTCATAGTTGTATGTCATGTTCTACTATCTCTATCTTTGCGTCTGCAAAGAACTGCTTTACTTGAGGCCATTGTACATAGTTTCCATCATTTATGCAAACGACCCGAATAACCCCAGATGAGGCTATTAGTTTGGCGCACCCCATACAAGGGGCACCGTTGACGATAAGTGTTGCCCCTATACGCATGGAGGGGTCTGACCATAAGAGCGCTCCTGCTTCGGCATGTTGGCTTATGCAGTTATCGTAGGCGCTTCCTGATGCCGAGTCTTCGTGGAGTCTTGGGCAGTGACCGTCTGTGCAGTGTGGCATTCCTGGAGGGGAGCCATTGTAGCCAAACCCGACAACTCGCCTATTTGGGGCAATCACGAATGACGCATATTGTCTTTTTGAGCATGTAGAAAAAAGAGGTGCTAGAGACGAGCATGCTTTTAGCCATTTTATTTCGTGGGGGAGAATCACGTGATGGCTATTTCTATCCGGTTTATCGCTTTTTGAACCAAACTAACAATGTCTGCAAATGTGTGACTAGAAGACCATTCATCAATATCGTCATCAATTAAAGATTCCAAATATGAAACTGTCTCCATGAACAAGCTAATACTGTGTTCAGGCACGGGAATTCCATATTCCGTTATGGAGCCATCCCAGGGTTGAAGTTTCTTTAATGTTGAGCCGCATGCGAGAGCTAGGGAACCTTTGAAACTTACTGATCCAGTATAGGAATTATACGGAATGTCTTTTTCAAGGCCGTATTCTCTTAATATTCCTATGGCTTTGTGGCAAGCATCAGGAACACCGAGTTCTCCCAGATAGGAAACGCTCATTGTTTTACTTTAGTTAGTTCCAAGCCTAGTGCGTGTGCGAATGCGCGTGCTTCATCGGGTGATGCAAAGGTTCCCGCTTCGTAGGTTATGTTATCTCTGTAGCGGATAAGTACCCATTGATCTTGTTCTTCTAGTTTGAAGACATGATAGGAGTCTTCGCCTTTGACTTTTATGCCGCTTGATGTGAAGTCGTATTTTTGTGTCATTTTTATTCTTTGGGCTGTAGTAACTCTATGTTGTTCACATATTGTTCAAGGTTTCGTTTTGCTGTGTCGTATTGCCTTCGTAATCTTAGTTCTTCAGTAGCCGGGAGCATGCCACGGTTGCGTGCAACTATGATTTGCTTGGCCGCTCTTGAGACTGGTATACCAAAGTGGGTAGCAACTGCTTTTTGGACACCGGTTGATGATGCATATGCTTTTATGTAAACATTGGCTACTTCGTAGAGGTACTTATCTGACGGTCTTTTTCCTTGACTCATTGGCTACTCCTGATTCTTTCTGGCATGGTATTGTAATCTTTTTTGCTCGTTTAGTTTGTCTCTATTTTTACGATTGTATTCACGCATGTATTCAAGGTTCTGCCCTTTTCTTTTTGAATCATTAATGCGTTTGCATTCCTTGCAGACTCTATATTCTTCATCAATTTGCCTACCCTGTTTCTTTACATATACAATCGGTTTAAATTCCTCAAAAGAATGACCTTTTTTACAGTGAGTTTGTTTTTTCGTCTGAGGGGGGTTTCTTCCCTTTTTGAACATGTCCTTCATGTTTCCTGAATTCGTATCTAGAAAAAGATGTTCAGGATTAACGCACGGCGGGTTGTCGCAATGGTGGCAGACAAGCATTCCTTTTGGTACTTCACCGATATGAAATAGGTAGCTTGAGACATGCGAACCAATCGCCGGTTTGTCTTGATAATACTTGAAAGAACCGTAATTTTTGCTGTTCTTTCCAGCTTTCCAAATCCAGCAATCTGGATACGCCTCACTACCAGACTTGTTGACCTTCTGGAAAAAGCGTTCTTTGGGGGAAAGGTTTATAGCCATGCCTTTACTTTACAGGGCAGGCACCAGTCGCGCAATCATCAAGATCAATTTCGTCATTTCCTGTCAAAACCATAGGGATTGAAAAGTCAACTTTGGAAAGAAGTTTTTCGTACACATCCTGAGTGATTTCTTCATATGGGGGCAATGGGAAGTTGTGGTCAGCGTGGAGAAGGAAAGAAACAGACTTGACATGATTGTCGTAGTTGTTTGACAACCATTCCTTGATTTGCTCAAGTTCTTCCTTGCGGTAATAGACAGTTACAGAAACTGCGTTGTCTGCCCATTGTGTTTGCATCTTTTTAACCCATTCAAGCTGTTCTACGGCTGTGATGTCTTTTGCTAAAACTGCATTCTCTGGAGACTGACAAGGAAAATCAACAACATACTTTGTATGGTCTTCTCTACCGTCAAGACCAATTTCCCATTGAACCTTGTAGCCACGAGCACGACATGCGTTCACGAGTGGATCGGCAGCACCAAAACGAACACGACGAATGTAGTAGCGCGCAAATGCTGGATGGATTCCTGGGGTTACACCTGGAAGAAGGGAAAGAGTACCAGAAGGCTGAACTGTTGTTAGGCGAACAGAGCGTGGGTAGCCCTTCTCTGCCGAGTATTCAACATCAAGCTTGTCAAGGAATTCGTATCCGTCGCTTAGCCAAGAGACTTGCTCGTCGCTCGCTTGAAGAATTCCAGTGATTGACTGACCAAGGCGTGCGTTTTTACGAACGATGTTTGTTGTCTTTTCATACGGATAGTCCATGCGGGTGATTTGCTTTTGAGTGACATAGAGAAGTCGTGAGATTTCTTTGAATTGTTCAAACGATGAAATGTTTGGCAGGAAAAGGGTTGCAAGGTTGCATGACTCACCATCAGCTAATGCAATTTCTGCACATGGGTTGAAGCCATCAATTGTTGGGTCAGGACGCGCTTCTCCAGCACGACCGAACTTGCGGGCAAGCCGGCGATTCAACAAACCGTATGGTTCACCGCTTCCGTTGTAGCCCTTCCACAGTTCTGGTTGAATGTGGTCAAAATAGTCTGCATAGATGCTGTTGTTTGAGTTTGCGCGCCATGCTGGAATGTCACCGCTTGACCAGTTCTTTGCACGAAGGAAAAGAACATCGTCTGGGTCACCGATTGCTATTTGCGCCGACCGACGTGACGAGCCGGAAACAACAATGCGACCAATAATGTTGCAAATATCCAAAACATCAATAGACCTTAATTTCTTTCCTGCACGGTTGTTGAGAACCTTGCAAATATCGTCAATTCCTTCAATGAGAGCACCAGGCCCACTTGCTGTTCCGCCGAATGTATTTAGTTTCGCACCGAACTCACGAATAAGGATTGTTGAATACGAAAATGATTTTCCTGTTTCAAAATATGACTTCAAAACACTATGAAGCAAGCGACGCCATCCTTGACGGGAGTCGGGAACGATAATGTCTGCATCGTTTGTGCGTTCATGCGTGATAACAATGTTGTTTTTTACTTTTGGAAGTTCGTGAATCTTTGCTCGTTCAACAGAGAACCCAACACCTCCGCCAAGCATGAGGTAGTCAAACAAAAGTTCAAAGTCTTCTACCTTTTCAATATTTGTGAAGTAGCAGTTGTTAAGTGATGTTCCGTTGAATTGTTTTACAAGTGGTGTTCCAAGTTGCCACAACGCACGACCTGACATTGAGCAGCGCAGGTTGAACATGTGGTCAAACAGTTTTTCTGCATCGTCTTTCGTGTATGGAACACCAATGTCAAAAGCACCATCAATAACTCTTTGAATCGTTTCTACCCATGATTCATTACGGTTTTTACCTTCAACAGGACGACTGTATGTACGAAGATAAACGATTTCTCCTAGTCCTCCGAATCCCCAAGGAGGAGTTTTTGTCGCATAAGAATCAATGAAAGATTGGTCAAGTATGGGCATATAAACTCCTGTTAGTCGTAATGGGTAGACAGTAAGGATACAGTATTTTTATATACAGAAAGTGTTTAGAGTAAGTTCAATTCTCGCGCTTTATCCACAGGTATGACTTGACCTTTTTGTACGACCAGAACTCGTGCGGTTGTGAATGGCGATATTTGTCGTTCTTCAAAAATATCTTCTTTGACTGTGAATGTCATTTTTTTATCTATTGAATTGAAAATTCCAATTCCGATAATATGTTTTGGCTCAGATGTATCTGTTGCACAATCTCCTGTTGGGTGACCACAAACTGGGCATGCTTTTCTGTCTGCTCTAACAATAGGAATATCGCCTAGAATGTATTCAGAAGATTCGTAGAAATAACCCATATGTATATTCTACTTATCCACAGGTCTTAAAATTAAAAGTCTGCGTGATTTTCAATAAAATTAATAACTTTGGCTGCGGTTGTTTCGCCGTCAATGCCAGGGTCACTGCGCAACCAGCGCAAAAAGTCGTACCATTTGCGTTGTTGATCAGGGTCGTCAAAAACAAGAGAATATTGAACGACAGCACGTGTGCTACCGGAAACACCAGCAGAAGTTGATCCCTGTGTTACGAGCGATGACATGTCTGCGCCTTTTGGCGCTTCTATAACAACATCACCGTCGCTGTTTCGTGAATAAGAAACATTTGCTTTGGTGTCTTCTTCTTCGTCATCTAATAATGAAATAATTGGCTGTTCGTACAATCCAGGTGTTGACGGTGCATATTCTGATCTTTCCTGAGAATGATCCATTATTGCTAATTCAAATTCATCCCACTCAAGGTTTTGCATCAAGTCTGAGTAATCCTCAACGATTAAACCCAAAGCATCGTACAAAAGTTTGTCATCAGTGTGACCAAGTTCGTTTGTGCGGTTATCTGCAATAGCGAAAGCCATAGCGCGGGCATCGTCTGCGTCCATTTGAATAACAGCAATATGTGTCCACCCAAGTGATTTGGCTGCTTGGTACTGGTGATTGCCCGCAAGAATGGTTGAAGTTCCGTCATCATTGGGACGGACAACAATGGGGCGCACTTGACCGAACTCTTCATAAGACGCTGCAATGGCTTCAACATTTCCTATTCTTGGGTTACCAGGAAGAGCCACTAGTGAGTCCATACTTACGGCTAGATCGTTAATTGAAGAATGGATTTTGTGATTCATTATAGGTATTCACTCATTTGGTTAATCAATTGTGATTTAGGAAACGCTCCAACAATAGTTTTTACAAGTTTTCCATCTTTAAAAACAAGAATAGTGGGGATGCTCATGATGTTGTTATCTTTTCCAATTTCTGGATAATCATCAACATTGACTTTTCCTACTTTTACTTGAGGGTAATCGGTAGCAATAGAACTAATTATCGGGGATAACTGTTTGCACGGTCCACACCATTCGGCCCACATGTCAACAATAACCACAGAGGATGAAGTGATGAATTCTTTGTATGTCTTGTCTGTTAGATCTATTGCTGTCATTTTTTCCTTAATGGTTTACTTGAACGCGAACATTGGCATTCAAGGTGCGAAGTGCGTCAATTGATGTACGAAGAGAAAGTAGTTTTTCTCTTTTTGCTTTAACTAACGCTTCTGCAATTTTATAGTCATAAGACTCATCAGCAAGGTGATAATCAGACCATGCTTCACGTTCTTTGATTGAACCTTGAGCAGCAAGATATTGCTTAGCCCAATTTGACTTATACAAGGCTTCTTTTTTTGCAGCTGATTCAGCAAGAGATTCAAACGCTTCCGTTTCTTCTTCAAGCATGCCGAGACATCTCATTATCTCGTTTTCAATATCAATTTGGGAGATTGGCTGTGATCGTTTGTTCATATAATTCTTTCTAGTGGTGTCCAGTCTATCTTTTCTAAAGCACTCATTTGTTCTTTAGTCCAACCCCATTTAGACATTTCAAAATGACACAAACCCATTTGTTCTAAAACCCAAGCATCGCATTCGTCGTTTCCACCGGCTCCTGTGAATATCTTTCCAGTCTTGGCAGATACAGCAGAGATGACTTCACCTTTGGAAGCGTTTCCACGACCTGTTGCAAACTTTGCTCTAGATGTAGGTGGTATTTCTATGAACGGTATGTTGCATTCCCAGAGGGTCATCCGAACTGATCCGCCTAGTTCGCCAATACTGAAGGCTTGTCCACTTCTGGAAGCAAAAGAATATCCCTCTACAAGAACACACCCAATTTCGTTTTCTAAACATTCGTGGAGTATGGTTCGCGTTACATCGGAGAGTCGCTCTGCGCCTTTTGATTTAGGCTGAATAACGCTGGTAATTTCGTTCATGGATATCCCAGTTGATGTAAGGGAAAGGTCTAAGCCCATAAACGCAAAAGTCACGATGGAAGCCTAGTTGGTCCATCGTGACTTTCACGGATGTGTCCTAAGGTAAAGGAACTTTTGCTTAGCGAACTTGTATAAGCAAATTATACATTACTGCTAATTAAAAATACTTTAATTAAAAGTCTTAGTTTTCAATTTTTTATTTGACATTTTATGCAGACATTCAATAGGATGGAAAACATGAGCAATAAAAAACACCTCAAGGTTGCGGTACCTAAAAAACCTATCAATGTCACCATCGCCAATGTTGTCTCTTGGTATGAAGAATCAGAATGTTGCATATTTCACAACCATGCTGAACGGATACCAATTACCAGGATTGAAGATAGGGACATTGTTCAATCCATAATTGATAAGAATTATTGCTGAATATGAACGATGAATTTCACCTGACAGTAAAAATACGCAAACGCACAGATTTAGAAGAGCCAACCTCAATGGAAGAAGCAGTCAGTATGGTTGCCGAACTGCTGTCCAACGGTTCCTTCGTTGAAGTTCTATCCGTAGAACCTTGGTGGGTTGCATACGAAAAATCAATGGAAGATGATGAATAACACATTATTAGACATCAGCATAGAGAAAAACATCAGGGGGATGTGTCGTTTATGTGGCAAAAAGTCAATGCGTTGGGCTAAATGGAGCCACGTATTGTTGTGGCACAAAAATCACAAATGTATCAACAATGTTTTAGAACATAAAAAAAACCACCCCGCCCATCAAGAGCGAGGTGGTTTTTGTTAAAAAGTTTATTTAGCCTTCAACAACTGTGAATGCTACAGTCATGTTTGAACCGGCGGTGCTGGAACCAACTGCTGAAACGTCAAGGCTTACGAGGTCGCCCTTTGCGAAGTCCACATTTGCTGCTGTAAGTGTTCCTTCGTCAGAAGTTCCAGCAGCAGCGATTGAGAAGGCTGCTGCGACGTCTGAGCCAACTTTAAGGTCTGCGGTAAGTGCTGAACCTACTGGGGCTGTGGTTACTGCAACGTATGCACCGGTGATTTTGCCGGCGAAAGGCATCGCCATTGTCACGATGCTGGTTGTTGCTAGTCCGCCAGCAATGTTCAATGTGATAGTTGTGGGGGCGAGTACTGCTGTTGACATGTTACGGTCCTTCTTGTCGGTGCATTTTATTAATGCATAGTAATTATGACATAAAAAAACACCCTGCTGGTTAACAACAGGGTGTTTTTCGTGTCTTTATTTAAACGGTTTTTACGAACCGTTTGTCGCCCTCAAGTGCAGAGTATTCTTCATTGAAGATTGTCTTGAACTCGTCTTCGTACTTGTGTTGAAGAACAAGATATGCACGACGGCGTGCTTCTGCGCGACGACGATTTTCGGCTTTTTGGATTTCGTGACGGCGTGCTTTTTCTTGAGGATCAAGAGCTGGTCGGCCCATACGATTTTTCATTTGCGTTTTAATACGCTCATACTGTGTAGTCATCTCAGTGCTTTCTTTATATATAAGACGGTTGGTTTCAACCGATGAGAAAATAATAACAGCACTTTACAGACAATGCAACTTCTGTATTTATTTTTAACAGTCGTTCAAATATGACCAAAATAGCCGCATTTAAGTGTGACTTCCGTCATACAAAACAACCTTGACACACCCCCTATTGACAGGGGGGTAAAGCCCTGATATACTACCTTTGTAAGATAATTTAATCTCTAGAAAGGGGATATTTATGACAAATGTTTACTACAACAAGGACTACGTTTCCTGTGGTGAAAAGTTTGACACAACCCGCAAAAGCGGCAACATCGTTGAATCACTAAAAAATAGCCCTATCAAAGGCATCGTAATCTCTGATCCGTCAGAGTTTAACGACACAACGGACACCCTGATTCAAGAAATCACCGATCCCGACTACCTCAAGGCTCTCATCACTGGCACCCCACGAAGTCTCGCAGAAAGCTCTTCCTTTGAATGGGACGAGAACATCTACAGAATGGCACGAGGACACTCAGCAGGCATTGTGGCCGCAGTTACGGAAGTAATGACACATGGTGGCATCAGTGGGTCTTTGTCCTCTGGATTGCACCATGCACGCCGTAACGGTGGGGCAGGGTTCTGCACCATTAACGGGTTGGCAGTAGGTATTGCAGAAGCAATCAAGTTGGGTGCTAAGAAGGTTCTTGTTCTTGACTTTGATGCTCACGGCGGTGGAGGTACTTTTTCCTTTATTCGTCGGTACTGGCCAGAGAGTGTCGTTCAGGTTGATGTCTCTACATCAGCGTTTGACATCTGGGAAGAAGAGGGCGAAAGCCGTATTTCTTTTGTTCCTCATGAGAAGCACGAGTCCTATGACAAGTACATTAAGCGTGCTCTTGATTATGCAGGTTCTTTGGGTCAGTTTGACATCATCATTTACAATGCGGGCATGGACCCTATTAATGATGGCGTGGAGATTGAACTTATTGAGAAGCGTGAGCAGATGGTTCGTGACTTCATTGGAGAAACACCAGCACTATTTACACTTGCGGGTGGATATTCGTGGGGTGCAACTGAAGATGATGTTGTTGAATGGCACCGCATAACTCTTCAAACTTGGG